AACCCCCACAACCCTAACATTCCACAAATATAAATAAATTTTTATTGTCCAAATGTCCTGATGTTTTTCATTTGTTCCGCATTTTGTTTCGCCAAATCCAAACCGGGCAAATTGAATTTCGTTTCCGTTTTCGAATCAGGTGTGAATGTCGATTTGCGTTCCAATTGTTTTTGTTCAGGTGTTCCGTTGCTTTGCTTTACTACGTTCAAAGACTTCAATTGGTTTTCCAAAATTTCATCAAATGTCAAAACTTTTGTTCCATCATCATTCAGGGGATTCAAACCATCCTTTGTTTTCACGATCAACGATCCATCATCATTTAGATCAACGTTGAATTGTTTATTGATGTAATTCTGAACCGCAGGGAAAACAACTTCGGATGAAACAATCAATTGTTTTGATCCCAAAATCGAACGGATTGCGGATTCCTTTTTGAATGATTTGATTTGTTCCTTTGCTTCGTTTTCCTTTGCCGGGATGATTTCATCAGTCAATCGTTTATTTTCCTTTGTCAATTCGATGATCCTGTTTTGTAGTTCATCGGTTGTGGATGATCCTGAAACCTTCAATTTGTCGTGTGCGATTTGCAGGATGTCATCGAACTTTTTTTCCTTTATTTCATCCGCTGACAAACCGAATGTTTTTTTCAATTTGTGTTCGACCTTTGACAATTCCGTTCCCCTGATTTCATCCTTTATTGGTTGAATGAATTCGGGATCGTTGGCAATTACATCACGGAAATTGGATTTGAATGATTGTGCGAATTCATCGACATTCAATTCATCATCGGTTGTCAGTTTTGAAATCACATCGGATTTGACACCGATTTTTTTCAGGAATGTTTCAATGTTTTTCATTTGGGTTGTTTTTGATATTTACGTTTGGGTTTTTCGTTATCCATTTCAATTTGTGATCCTGATTCCGATTCAACGAAATTGGTGAATCCCGGAAATCCCGATTCGGTTGTTTCGGTTTCCTTTGTTTCATTTTCGCTTGTAGGTTGTTGGATCGGTTCAATTGTTGGTGAATTCAAAACAGGATTCGGATTTGAATTGACAACCATATATTGATGAAACAAATTGTGTTTTTTCAATGTGTTCATTGCGGTTTGTGACATATCAAAAACCTTTCCTGTTTTGACATTCATCACACGGATTGTTTGTTGTTTCATTTTATTTTGTTTGATTCGTTTTCAAAATTAAATTTTAATTTTCGGATTTCAAATTTGGCTTTTTTTCAATCAATTCAAAAACAATTTCGTTTGATTGTCCTGTTAATTTTTTATCGTGATTTACTTCTGACATTAAAATTTCACAAGGTATTCCATTAGGGAAAGCCAAACAAGTTAATGAATTTGTTTTTAAATGTTTACAATTATTACAGGATGTTTTCATTTTATTATAATTATATTTTTTGAATCAAATACAATTGTTTGATTCCCTCCAACTTTTCGTGTTACTGATCCAATTTCATTGATGCCTTTATCAACAATTATCATTGAATCATAACCATATTTTTTAGCGGTGAATGATAATGCTTCACCATATGGATTTGGCAATGGATTGTTTTGAAAATATTCAGTCCTTTCATTTTGATCTTTTATTTTTTGTGCTTCATCAAATATTGATGTCCAAATTTTTTCTAATTCATCAAATTTTTCATTAAATGTTTTTTCAAATTCACTTCCAAATTTTTTAATTTGATCGAATTGATTTTTTGAACTTACACCAACACCTGTTTCAAATATTAAAGGATTTGAAACATTTATTTTTATTTTTAATTTTTTGGAATTTTCATTTCCATAAAAATCTAATGTTTGATTGTTATCCGATAAATAAACACCATCACCCCAAACTCTACCGAATCCTGATTTGTTATTCAAATCAAATCCATTTTTCATTAATGAATCAACATTTGTTGTTTTTGTAACGTGATAAAAATCTTGTTTTAAAATTGAATTTTCCGTTAATTTTTTTGCATCTTGTAATGACATTGATGGATTCCATTTTAATTGATCAATTTTTTCATCCTTTTGTTCCTGATCTCGATTGTATTTTTCCATTTGGGATTTTGTCATTTTGAACGGAATCGCTGAATGTCGGCAATTGTAACCACCACGAAACACCGAAAAGTTTTCAGCGGTTGTTCCGACAATCATTCCTGATCCGTTTGAAAATGCCCACGAAATTTCGTTTGGTAATTCATCCAACAACAACGTTCCCTTATTCACCCAACGAACACATTGCGGACGTGAATCATCAATCAACGATCCAACGTATTTATAAGCATTCAAACCGAATTCACCTGCGATTCGTGAATTCACCTGACCATCGAATTGATTCAACGTATCACGTGCAATTTGTGTCGTGTATTTTTTAAATTGTCCCAACCTCAATTCATCCGACAAAATGAATTGTTTCAAATAGGCTTCCAAATCCGTGATTGTTGCACCTCCGACAATGTTTTTAAAAATGCCTTCTTTCATCGGTTGAATGAATTGTGTCGAAATTCCTGCACCTGTCAAACCATTGATCGTTTGATTGACAACCTGTTTTTGCATCGGGTTGATCAGTTTTTCCAATTCAGCCTCCGACAAATCATTCACATCCTGATGTGCATCGAAATTGAATTGTTTAATCGTATCAAACGAACGCAAATATTCCTTCACCTTTGCCGGATATTTGGATGATTGGATCGCATCCGAAATGATGTCATCCAATTCATTGATGATTTGAACGTTCGTGTCATCGAAAATCGCTTTGCCTGAATCAACGTTCATTTGCAAAACTTTTTTCCTCACGGCATCATAAATCGTTTTCTCGATATTCGAAAACCCATCGATAAACCTGTTGTCGGCATTGTCGATCGCATTCAGTTTTTTTTTCAGGATGTCATCGACCTTCCGTGAAAATCCATCAGCCATTGACGTTCAGATTTGGTTCAACAGGAACAATCGGTTTCGGTGTTCCAATGATACGTGTCGCAATGTCCTGATTGAATCCGTATATTTCCATCAACAACGCAACCGCTGATTCGGGATCGGTGATACCTGATGCAACCGATTGTTGAATTTCAATGATGCCCTGAACTCCTCCGACCGATCCCTTCAAATTCGCTTTCGCTTCGGCTTCACGTTTTTGGATTTCAGCATCGACATTCATTTGTTCACCCCCTGCCAAATCAACAACCTGTTTTGGAATGTACTGATCAACGATCACATTCAAACGTGAATCCATTTCAGAGAATATGACTGACATTTCGTTTTCCAAAAATTCCGTTCCGTTTTCAGCAACGATTTGTGACAACACTTTGAATGCGTAAATTGATTTGATGATGTCATCCTTTTTGATTGTCCCGGATGCCAACATCATCGATTTGTCCTTTGTGTTGATGTGATAAATCGGATCATAGACAACCAATATTTCAACCATTCGTGCAATCGATTTGTTTCCTGAAAAACGTTTCCGTGCCAAATCTTTGGTTGTTTCAACCAAAAACGAAATGGGTGCGTTCTTGTCATTCAACCTGTTTATTTCATCAATCAAATCGTTTTCAGTTTTCATTGAAAACGAAATCGGTTTGACAATCACAGGTGACATCGGATTTGTGACGTTCCGATAACCTTCGATGAACAACAAAGATTTGAAAATGATTTCATCGAAAATGTTGTTGCTGATTTTTGTCAAAACCATAAACGAATCCTCACGATCGATTTCCTTTGCAACACCTGATTGTGCTTCATTGATCGTGTTCAGGTGCAAAGATTCTTCCGCTTTTTTCAATAAGGTTTGCCAAGCATTACCCGAATATTCGATCACATCAACAGGCGGTGACACGAAACGAATCATCGGTTCAGATGATCCCGATCCACCGCCATCTAAAATTGAATTGTTTTTTTCACGTAGAAAAACACCGAATGGGGATCGTGTGATCACACGACCTGTGCCTTTGCACACACGACACGGATGATGTTCCTGATCCTTTTCATTCCAACAAACCCCATCACGACAACCCGGTGCGGAACACGTTTCGGCTACCTCTTCACGATAAGGAAAACAAGTTGTTGTCATAACACCTTGCCAATCGGAATATTGCCTGATTGCTTCGTTTCCGAATGGAACAAATGCGTGAAAATAACTTTCGAAATATTCATTGTCGGTTAGATCGCCACCCAAAACCATAGCAGGAACAACACCCAAATTGTGTTCGTATATTGGAATCAACTGAAATCGTTTTTCCTTTGATGTTCCGATTTGTATGTGTTTGTAATACCCGGTTTCAGTCAACGAATAATAAACCAAACCTGATTGTTTTGATTTTCCGTTTTCATAAATTTCTGAATGTTCATTTTCATCCAACCAAACAATCACATCATCATCGACAAATTTGATTTGCCATGAATAAATCAAAATCGGTTTGACTTCGACTTTGATTGATGAATCAACCAAACCTTCGCCTGTCGGAATCCAAATCAAATATCCGTTCGGATCTTCGATCATTCGCCTGACAACGTATTTTTGAACATAGGAATAAAAATATTGTCCATCAAATTTTTTCGTTGACAAATATTCATTCAATTCCTCTGACACCTGAATTGAAAAATTAGCCGATCCAAAAATCCGATACAATTTATCGATCGCACGATTCATCGATCCTTTCGTGATCGGTTCATAAATTGATAAACGATATTTTTGAATTTCGGGATCTTCGTTCGGTCTTCGGGATGTCAGGATTTCACCGGGATTGCGACCACGTGTGTGAACAAACATCGTGTCACGAACACGATTCCAATCATCCCAATGTTTTGGTTTGTCAATCTTTGACAAATTATCATTCAAATATACGATGTCAATCATTTTGTTTTTTATTTACACGAATAAGTTTTTGAACAATCAACCTTCCTGAATGAAACATCAATGAACCATTGGTTCCCGACTTCATTGTTTTTCGGGATTTCCCCATCGACAACATATTCAATTCCATCAACGAAAACGTTTTCGGCATTCATCAAATTGGCGATCAATTTTGCGACACGTTGTGGAATGCGATTCGTTTTCAGAATCCAATTTTCATTCAATTGTGACGTTGTTGTTTTCAATTTTGTTCCAACGAATTCTTTTGTGATTTCGAATGATGTTTGTTCGAACGCACCTTCGACACGATATTTGTTTTGGAATGCGAAAATGTTTCCGTTTCCGACCTGTTGCGTTCCATAGTAATATGAAAAACAATCACGATCAGGATAAACACCTTCCAATAATATCGTTGTTTTTTCAAGCGGACACGGATTGAAAATGTATGGTTCAGAACAAAAACAATATTCAGTCGGCAACCCAACATTGAAACAAAATTCCAAAACGAAACAACCTTTGCCGTTTGGAAATTGTGTCAACAAATCGATGTATAATTGTGTCGTGTCGATTTGAATCATTTGGATGTTTTTCCACGTTGTGTTTCCTGAATAATCCGTGATCGGGAACACACCGACAAACGTGTTGATTGCGTAATCAGTAATTGAAACAGGATTCCCGCCTGATTCCAAGTATTGACCATTGCAACAATCTTTGATATATCCATCAACAAAACCGCCTGATCCCCACCCATAGGTGAATGATCCGTTCGGATCGTTTCCATTCAATGAATCGATTTGTTGGAATTGGAAAAACATCGATTCACCGGGATTCACGATGTTGAAATACGGCAAATCGTTTCCGCACAAATTACAATTCCACGAATCATCGCATTCACACAAAACCAATCCATTGTTCACAACGGATTGGT